GTCCGGGAGAGCCGAAGCCATTACCTTGGCTGTGTTCGCATCATAGCCTACTTCCATAAGCCGTGCGGTGTACCCGGAGATTCGTTTCTCTGCGAGTAACTGCTGTAACTGCGCCTTCTCGTTGGCTCTTTCTTCAGCCAGTTCCTGTTCTCTCCGCTCCTGTTCACTCATAGTGGCTTGCCATTTGTGCTTGAAGTCAGCCGCTTGTGAACTTGCCGTGGAAACGGATGTTTTGAGTTTGGCATTCTCCTCCTTCAACTTGGCTATCTCTGCCTCAAGTGCCGATGTATCGACCGGGGGAGGAGTGGTGGGTTCGTTCTGCTGTGGTGTAACAACGGTTTCTTCTGCCATTTTTATCCTTTCGCGATTTACGGCTTCTCTGCCGTCCCAGAGGGAAATTTTTGCGATTAAAGACTTCTCTGTCTCTTTGCGAATTTTGTTGTGCGATTTCTCTACCGCATTTATGTCAAGCCGTGGGGCAAGATATTTATGTTCAGTTAATTGTCAAGAAGCATCGGCAGTTCACATCTAACTCCGCAACTCCGAACATTCCGGGGGCTGGAGCAGAGGACTCACCGATGTAAAAGTCGGCATCAATCGGAACGGTCACACCTTCAAGCCAAGTGTGTTCCTCACGGACTCTTGGGTCTTGCATCGTGTGCCAAGTCTTTGACTGACCGCCATTCTCTTTAGCCGTGGTGAAAACAGCCTCGTTGTAGTCACGGTGTGTTTCCGTTTCAGCAACTCGCTTGATGCTCTCAAAGTCATTCAGATCGGCATACTCATTAAGCCGTTCTTCAAAATCCTTGCCGTCTATCTTTCGGTAGATGGCTTTTCTCATTTCTTCGGCATTCGGCTCAATGTTCTTGCCGAGGGCATCCGAGACATCCTCAACTCCCCATATGTATGCATAGATGAGGTAGTCAAGGATGCCGTCTATCATCTGCTTTTTGTTCTTCGATAGGTCAACCCCTTGCCAGACATCAACATAGGAGTTGATCTCATCGAAGTTGAGCCGGGTGTTGGGCATGGCTTATCTCCAATACCCGGAAATCCAAGTACCGCTACCGACTTTTCCACCTTCGGCTTTCGGTTTGTCGGACTTCTTGGGAGGCTGTCCGCTTGAACCGTTGGGCATTGTCGCTTCGCTCTCTGTAGCCAAGGGATTGCCGTACTGGTCGAGTTTGTTGCCTTCCTCATCCTCGTTGTCCCACTTCATCTTGATGTACTTTTCGGAGACTTGAATATCGGTCAATGGGTCGGAGGACAGACCAGACCGCTCAAAGGCTATCTGCGGTGCGAAACCGAGTTCCTTCATATTCAGTGCCGACTGGGACTTGACAAGCAGATTGGATGTGGAGTTCCGTTCGATGCGAAGTGCAAAGTCTTCAACCGCAAGGTCAAAGCCGTTGTCCAACTCAAGGATACGGAGGAAGACTTCATCGAAGAGCCGTTCGGACTCCTCAAAGAGGTCTGTGGTGTTCCGAGCAGCTGTGTCAGCCGTCTGGAATCCGTCACGGAGATACACAGCCGTGCCAGTGTCACTTGTGCTGTAGCCACCTCTTGATGTGGTGGGCATCGAGCATTTGTAGAGCATCTGGTTGTATAGGTCATCAAGGGTGATCTGGGTCTGCCCTTGGTCAAGGGGAGTTGACAGTATCTTAAAGTCCGCTTTGTTCTCGTTCGTGCTGTGAACACATATCATTCCAGCCTGTCTTATCGTGTTGGCGGTTACACCTTCATCGAACTGACAGTTGGTCGCAACACACAACTGCTGAATCTCTTGCTCGACTCCGTCCACACGGTTGCTTGCCACAGTGTTTATCGCATCCATTATCGACAGTGCCGACTCAAATGCGCCCATTCGGTTGGAACTGTAGCAATACTCAACTATCGGTATCAAGCCAAGAATGTTCGGCTCAACAGAGATGATTGAGTTAGCCGTGCAAGACATCGGTCTGCCGTCCGAAACCTTGACCCCAATATATCCTCCAGCCAAGGTGAACTTCTGGCTTTCGGTGAAGACATCGAAGATTATCCTCTCACCGTCCATCACCATATTCACTCCCATCACAGGGCGGTTGCCCGGTCGGAGGGAATACACCACAAAGGCTGAACGAGGGTCAAGGGCATATACATTCACTGGCTTGCTCTTTTTCTTTGGGCGGTGAGGCTCAAGGTAGATCGCACCCAAGCCAACTGTGTGAAACCAGTCCACCACCGCATTGTCGGCTTGATGTTTGCCAGAGGTGTATATGTACTCGTTGAACTGCCTTACCTTCTCCGTTATCTTTTCATCACTTCGTCTGCTGACATAAGATATTGGCTTCTGGAGAAAATAGCCGTTCTTGAAATCCACTACTTGGGTCGCATTGTTGATGACAACCTTGTTGCAGATTTCCGGGCGAATCTCTTTCTTACGGCACAGTATCGGCTGAACACCTCTCCGATACCAGTAGAGGTACTCTTCCTCTCGCATATTGATGATGTGCCATTCGAGCGCACGATTCACCTCGTTCACAACATTCTCTTCGGTAATGCTGTTGCTGGTGAATATCTTTCGTCTTCCAAACAAACTGTTGGATATACCAGTATCAGGCTGTCTGGTTTCTTCAGTCTCACTCAAGACTTGCTCCTCCTTTTCCATCACAATATGTTGTGAGGGGACTTACCTCACCTACGGAATATAGCATATCTATAATATTTGGTCAATCAAGGTTGACTATGTCGGTGTGCCGATATGGTCGGGTGCTGAAGGAATGCAGATTTTTGGGGTAGATTTTTCGCAAATTTTGCATTTTTTCAAAACGGTCTTTTGAGAATTGTGACAACGGATGCGGTGACTTTTTCGTGAAAGAGCGCATATTGAGCCAAGGCATCTGGAACGTCATCGTGTTTGTTTTTGCCAGCCACGGTGTAGGTGAGCATCTGTCGCATGAAGGTGGAGTATGCGCTCCCCGGCTCTACGATGCGGTCATCCTTGAAGAGGCAGTTCTCCTTTATGAATGGGCTGTTGACAATTATCTTCGTTGCTTTTTCGGCTTGGGTGTGCTTGCGACTTATCTTCGTAGGCTGAACAACAGTGCCTTCGCAAAGGGAGCGGTTAAGCAGCTCTACCTTGTCAGCCGTGCGAGAGCCAGCCGAGTTGGACTCAAACTGGCACATCTTGACTCGATTGCGGAACAATGCATTGGCGCACATTGGGTCGGATACCTCCGGGAGGGCATCGGTGCAAACACAGTCCACCATATAGTGGTCTTTGCCGTAGACCGCAAATATCGGCATAACCGTGAAGTCACCGCCACCTGAAGCCGTATCGCATACAGCCAAGATGGCATCAGGCTCTCCGCTTGGCAGTTCGGTGTATCTCCGTAGGCTGTCGGAATCGTAGAGCATTCCCTCTCTCTCAATCGGTTCGGACATATACAAGGCTCTCCAAGAGACATCATCCATCGATTTCTGCATATCGTTGTAGAACTTCGTGGTGAAGCCGATAGAACCGCCATAGTCAAAGTTGCTCTCTCCCTTATCGTTGAGAGCCTTCATCTTCACGAACCTTGCCCTCTTGTCCCCTTCGTGTTCCTCTTCAAGCCGACCGAGTACATCTCGCACCGACCACCTTGTGGCTATGTGGAGTTCCTTGCACTTGCCTTGCTTTCTCTGCTTCAAGTCCGTGGTGTATTTCACCCACTTCTTGTCAAGCCGATCTCTGCTCATTGCCTCCTCGATGCCTTCTATCAAGTCATCGCAGTACAATAACTGTATGGCTCTAACCTTACCAGCATTACCGGAGTCTATTGACGAGAACTGAAATGTGGAAAACCTCGTTGCCTTATCCACATCAATCTTCATATCGAGCGAGTTGGTCTTCACCATCCGATGACCGGGGAATATCTGCGACCAAGCATACTCGCCCTCCGGGTCTAACTCCCTCACACATTCCTCATATAAGCCACGAAGAAATGCTCCGTTGTGCGAACCGCTCAGCATCCCCTCTTCAGGATGCCTCCCAGCCTTCCAGCACAGGAAGAAACAAGCAATTGCCGTCTTTCCGATTCCCGGAGGGGCTGAAATGCCAAGGAGATCAAGTTCGTCATCCTCAAGCCGTTGCATCTCTTGAACTATGGGAAGTAGACATTTCCTCCTTGGCAAGTAAAACCGTGCCGTGGGGAGTCAGATCGGAAGG